ACTCAGGAATGCTGGCACTGCCCAGCTGTTAGCATAGGTAGGATAACCAGCCCCCACAAGCCACAGGAATTGGAGCAGTTGGCTACTTGCCAAACAGCACTGAACTGTACATAAATAATTGGATAGACGCCAGTCTGGCTATGTACGTAGTCAACAAACGTCCGACACCAGTTAGCATTACCCCAGCTGGCATTTTGTCCTGCTTCCCAGTCCAAGCCAAGAATTGCTTCACCGATGTAGTTCTTGACATTAGCAATGAAATACTTGGCTTCTTCAACAGGATCACCACCGCTGGCATAGTGATATACGCCTAGCAGTTTGCCTGCGTTTTTAGCTGCTTGGTAATCCGTGTCGCAGAATGGATTGACATAGCCAGTACCTTGCGTAGCCTTTACAATGACACCTTGTGCATTAGGATCGGTAGCATAGCTACGTGGCGAGCCGGAGTATACATCTACTACTTTAATTGTCATAATATCACCTCTCACTTGCTAAGCACTGGCTGCGTGTCATTTACGTTGTCAGTGTTTTTTTGTTTCTTGTCGCCTAGCCCCGACTTCTCATAAGCTGATTGCACAACCGATTCAGCGTCCTCCGGCGCAATATGATGGCCGGACTTGGCCAGTGACGTCTGTACCATATCAACTGCCTTAGCGTACTTGTCAGCGCCAGATAGGTTGCGACTAGCCATCGTGTTGACAGCTGCTTCTGATACCTGTTCGGCCAACGTCCAAAGCTGACGCGATTGCTCCGTTTTGGCAGTCTTAGCCTTAGCGGTCAGCAACGGCTTTGCATAGCCCCACAGAAAAGCCACCAGTACGGCCAGTGCGCCAGACTGAATCAGCCATTCAACAATATTATTAACTGTCTTCATTGCTATTTGCCTCCTTTGTTCTTAGCGCCAGTGATGGCGTTGTAGTCCGTTGCGTCGTAGTCAGACTGAAGTTTGGCCAGAATTGCTTTGATCTGTGGTGGCAACCACAGTCCCATCTCGCCCCAGTTTTCCGTGATTGATGTTAAGTAGTTTAAGATAAATCCCCACACCATCGTCTGTGCCAGCCAGGCATAGTCCAGACTGATCAGATACGGATAGATACTGATGATGCTAACCAAGACTAATGTATGCTTAATCAGCCCGAAAAGGCCCTTAGTCGAATTCGTTTTGCGGACAAATGCCGATCTAATATATCCAGTAGCTACATCGATGATTACACACCAAGTAAACGCAATGATAAGCGGATCATCAACCATATGCTGCACTTGCCGAAACATTAAAATGTGATATGGCACCTCAAAATCCCCCCTTCAAAGCCGCCCCGCATGGTACTGTTGTCTTTCTTTGGCGACAAAAATAAAAAGATTACGCAGCCACGTAATCTTGTCCGGTGATTTCCTTAAATTGTTCAGCGGTCAGCCAACCGACAAAAACCGCGTCCTTGCATTGTTGTACCGTGAACAAGCCCATTGGGTAATACATTTTGAAAATAGAATACATAATTTTTACCTCGCTTTTAGTTATTTTTCTTTGCGTTTGCCAAAAGTGCGCCGGTTAGGCTAGCAATCTGCGTGCCTTGTTGCTTGACCGTCATTTGAGTTTGCAACAGCTGAGCAGTAAGTGTGCTGATTGTTTGATTAAAGTTGTTCGGCTCTTTGCTGGTGGTTTTATTCAGATCTTCGATTTCTTCTTTGCTAAGCGTTTCAACCCACTTGTTTTTGGCGACATCAAACTTTGGACGATACATGCCAAGACCGTTTTCGTCAGATGGCTTGACTGTGGTTTCGTTAGCACTTAGAGTTGCGTTTTTTGTAGCGATTTCCAAGTTGTCCAAATCACCATTGCTATCATAATGATAGATGGTAATCAAATCTGAATTGCTGACCCAGTTTTGGCCGTCCCAATAAGAATTGTCGGATTGTGGTGCTACCAATGTTTGACCATCTGTCAACACAGCATTATCACCAACGTTTTCAGCCCCTAAAAACTCGTGCATGCGATTTTTTGCATTGTAAAGATAAACTACTTTACTCATTAAAACACCTCCTAGCCAACAATCAGCAACGAAATCATAGCGCTAAATGGGGATAGATCGAAGCTATAACCATTTGTCATCGAAATTTTCCCGTTCTCTTGATCGAAACTCAAACCACTAGCGGGGCTGCCATCGATATATCCGGTTTGTGCGAAATACGAACCGAACAAGTTCTTGATATCGTCTGACACCTTAACAATATCAACCCGCTGTCCTTGTTTAACAGTTGGCGTAGTACACCAACCAGAAAATTCTAGAATTGTCAATCCGCCCGCTTTATATTTGCGCCAACACAAATTATTTCCACCGAAGCCATTAAGGCTGGTCAGCCCAGCTTTGCTCCACTCAGTACCACTACCACTAGCAGCGTTCAACTTTTCGAAGTTAGCTTGGATAGCTTCTGGCCCTTTATCCATTCCGCTAAAAATCTTAGTAAGGTCCATTTTTTCACCTCTTATTTAAAATAAATAGCCTTGACGCCATCGAATACGCCAAAGCTACCATCATCTAATTTCTGCATTGTTTGATTGTCGGAAAAGTTGCTGAATTTACTCGTGATTTCTAACGTGCTAATGCCGTTAGATACACTGACAACTTTAACCGGCAACGTTTGTCGATTACCACCACCAAAGAAACCGCTAGGCTCAGTGCCGATTGGCACGATACCGAGTGGATACTCCAGATAGATTACGTTGGCAGTTGAACCGACTGTTAAAGTCGTAGGAACACGAATGCGAATGCCTCGTGTCAGTACGCTAATACTTTTTGATTCGCTTTCTCGCAAGCCGTTATAAGCCATTACGCTTAAGGTGTACGCAGTGTTAGGCAATAAACCCGTTACCGTATAACTCTTACTACTTGTAGTTGCGATTAAAGCGGTGCCGTTGCGTACTCGATACTGCATGACATCACCTGCTTTTTAAGTCCAGCTCAAACCAACGCTGTTAGTTGTTACGTTGCTTGACGTAAGGTTAGATACGTTGACCAGTGCTTCATAGACCGTGATTGTTACCACGTTTGACGTCTTAGTGCCAATAGTTGCCTTAATCGTGGTTGCACCAGGCGCAATTGCCTTGATATTGCCAGACTGATCAACCGTTGCAACCGTCGGCGTGGTACTGGTCAGCGTGTAGTCCCCGTCCGTTTCGTTAGTGGGCGTTACCGTTACGCTGGCCTTAGCCGTACCACCAACTTCAAGCGCAGTCTTATCAATCGCAATCGTGATAGATTGTACTGGAATTTCGCTCGTAGTTACCGTTACGATGTTCGACTTGGCACTTTCGCGCAGCCCGTTGTAACTGCTTACGGCAAAACGATAGGTCGTTTTCGCTTGCAGCCCCGTAACCGTGTAGGTTTTCTTGTCAGTAACTTCCGCAATCTTAGTAAGTTCCCCGTCAGTGTCTGTACCCTGATAAATATAATACTTCAATTTAAATATGCCTCCTTAATTTAGTTGCGCCATTCTAGCCGCTGCGTGTGTTCATCAATATAGATAGCTCGCAGATCATTAGGGCTTGTCGGCTTGCTGAAATAGCCTGAACCGCCTGCAAGGGCGCTCTTACCTTTGCCTTCTCCAGTTAGTGCCAGTTGTGCGTTAACATTGCCCAGACTGACTTTAATTGTCTTGTAGCCATCGCGAACATACCATGCACCGGCGCTCGATTCAAAGTTCGGCGCGTCATCTAGGTAGAAATTACGCGGTAACCGAACCTTAATCGTGTTAGCGTCTGGATACGTAGCCATGCAAGGGACTAGCTTTGTGTTAGTTTGACCAAAACCGCTTGGGCCACTCCCAAGCCCGTTTGGCTCGGTACCAATTGCATACTCGTAGTACATGACTTTTGGTTCTGGATAATCACCTTGATTGTGTACGATTGTGATTTCGTACCCGTAAAGCAAGTCTTCCAGACTATCAGCCGTAACCATGCTTGCGTTACGCTCGGCAACCATGCCATTAGACAGTGCAATGACGTTGGTACCGTCTGGGGTTTCGTCCTTATGCTTAACGCGAATTTGCCAAACAGCGCCATGCCCGTCATCGTAGTTATCCCAACCCTTCGTGATTGCAAGGTCGTTCGCAGCTAATGCAGCATAACTTTGCATGGTCGGGACATCGCTGAATTGCCATGCTCGATCGTGGAACTGAGCTTGTTTCAGCGTTTCTTGGATTTGTTGCGTCATCTCCAGCAGTTGATTATAGCGAACGTACAACCCATTCTTAGGGTCGTTCACTTCTGCCATTGCGTCGTTCAACGATTGCTTGTACTTAGCCAACCATTCGCTGAATTCCTGACTGTACGTTTCGCCCGCTTCATTAAGCTTGTCCTTAATCGCGTTGCCTTTATCGGTTACTTGCTCAAGGATTCGTTCAAACTCTCCGATATAATCTCGGCCGGCATTCCCAACGTGTGCAAAAAACTGGTCATCGATAACATCAAAATCCATGTCAACGGTTGATACCGTTTGACCATCTCGCCCGATGAACCGAACAAAAAACTGTTGCCAGTGTCCAGGCACGTTAAATGTGCGCTCGTCAAAGTGTAACGTTACCCGTCCCAATGCGATTTGGTCGTTGCGATCATTAGCTTCAACATGGTAGATATGCTTGTGAACGTATCCTTGACTGTCGACACCGCCATATTCGTATTTCCAGCCCCGCATATCAACGGGAAGGCTGTTGCTGGTGATATACACCGGCAAATAATCGTCCGTATCACCTACACGGCCTTTGAAATAGCCGCTAATATCAAGGATTTGGTCTTGATAGCGGGTTAAATCAAGCGTTAGCCGTGCTTTTTCTCGTAATGCCATTCATTCACCTTCTTTCATCGTTCGTTCAAAGTGTCTTCGTCAAGGCCGTATGAATCCAGAAAGCCATCGACTTTATCTTGCTTTGCAGCTAACAGCTCAAAGCCCTTTGCGATAGCTTCTCGAACATCTTTCCCATACTGGGCTTTGCGTATCGTTTCCGCAATGCTTTTCATATCATCGGTAGTTGCCATTAGTTAGCTCCCTTCAACTTATCAACTTCAGCTTTCAATTTGTTAAAGTCCGCTTGCGATACATAGCCCGCCGGTATCTTATTGTTAATGATCGATTGCAATTGTTTCATATCAAACTTAAGCTGCGTTACATCTTCGCTGCTTGCTCCGTTCTGAATAATCGTAGTTGTGCTTGACATGTTAGATTGACCGCTCGCTTGAACCTCAGCTACACGGCTAACGATAACCTTAACCCGCTCAAAGTCTTGCGCTTGACGGCTCGTTTCTAGTTGATAATCGGTCAGCCCTAACGACTTATCGCCGATAGTCAGCGTTGACTTGTGCGGTTGCAAGAGGTCAACTTCTTTTTGCACCACTCGCAGCAACTGTGATTGCGCTACATACGGGTTGATGAACATATACCGATCAGCAACTTTAAAATGGTCAAAGTTAGGCAAATGCAACTCAACGGCGCTGACTTCCCAGCTCTCTGGCACTCGTTGTGCGTCAATCCATGCTTTCGCTTGGTTCATCAAGTCGTTAGCATCGGTCACTTCGTTGAACTCAATCGTACCGTTGATAATGCCAAACTCTTTTTGCAAATCTGGTATATCGATATAGTCTCGCCCTTGATTGACACTAGTAATCGTTAGTTTTGGCCTAGCAGCATTTGAGTTGCTGACCTCTTCTTTCTTACTTTCGTCTTCGGATTGCGAACCATCACCACCATTTTTGATTAACGCTTGCGGGTCTAACCAAGTGTCATCGTTCGTGAACGACTTCTTGACGGCTTCATAAAAATCGGCCTTAGTTACGCCAACGTGCAAGTGATCAGTGTTTCGCCAACCGATAACATCACCGGTTTTGACCTTATCACCAATGTTGACGCGAATCTGATCGGCACTGCTGAACGCCTCTTGATATACGATATTAAAACCGTCCGTACTATGCGTTACAACATAATTGCCAAGCCCGCCCATGTAGCCTTTGAAAACTACCGTGCCACCGTGAATAGCATGCACTTCACTACCCGGGTGATCTACGGAACCAAAATCTAATCCATCATGAAATGAATTAGGTCTAAAGCCACCATCATAGCCGAATTTTTGGGCTTGGCTAAAACTACCTTCGCCAACGCTAGGAAACGGCCAGCCCCAACCATTTGTTGTCGTCGTTGTCGTGGTATCACTAACTGGCCCGTTAACTCGACGGGTACCAGTTGGGCTCCAACCACCTGCAACCGAAATATCGGCAAGCCAATTGGAATCGTTGAACAGCGCTAAAAGCTGGTGAAAGCCCTTATGAATATCTTCATAGCCCTGTACTTTCCACTTGTCGAACGTTTGTTGGATATACTGTAACAGCCCCGTTGACGGGTGGCCCGCCTGAGCGTTGCTGTCCCAGTTGTTCGTGACGGTTTCGCTACCCCCAGATTCCTGATTGATACGCCTTAGAACAGCGTTCAACCCGTTCTGGTCAAGGTTGACGTTCATCATCTTCGCAGCATGCTTAATGGCTTCTGTCCAATCGCCATTAATAGCAGTCGTTGCCCCACCGCCAGTCGTTGTTGTTGAGTTTTCGCCGTCAACCTCGACTTTTTGGGGTTCTAACTGTTTACCCAATGGGACGAGCCTAGTTATAACCTTTGTGGGGTCAATCGTAAGGCTCGCTGACTTCATGTTAACTGCTAACTGGATAGGCGTATCGTTCTTGTGATCGTTGCCAATGTCGGTTACATAGTCAAGCATGTTTGGGCCGTCCGGTTTGTACTCTGTTACCAGATAACCGCCCAGCTCGTTAATCAGCTTGTCTTTGATTGCGTCCCGTGTTTTTGGATAATCAATTTGCCGATAAGCGTCATCTTTATTGTTGGTAACGTTGCAGTTACGCAGTTTGAACTGCTTATACTGTGGCACTTGGCTATTGTGGACATCAATCAATGATTGAAGAAATTCTTTCGGTGTTAGCCCAACCGCTTCATAGAAACGCTGACTGCTATCTAGCAGATACGCTTCAATATCTTCGAACGTGTACGTTCTGATGAAGCGCCCGCTTGATTGCATTTCTTTCTTTGGCTTGATTGCTCGGCCACGAAACAATAGTTTATCGTCATCATAGACTTCAACGTGCGTGTGCATTGGCCTAACGTTGTCAAACAGCAAGTTATCACGGTTTACGGTTAACTCTAGATCATCAATATCAGTTTCTTTGATCGTTAACTTGCCTTCGCTGACCGTTCGATTTACTCGCTGATCAAGCACGATAAAGCCGTTCTTATCAGTTGGTTCGTTATACCCGATAATGCGATACATTAAACCATCTCCTCACGTTTGAAAACAAACTCAATCGTGCCGTTGCCAGACAAGTTAATTTTGTTGTCGCCTATATCAAGCACTACTTGCGTTTGCTTGTAGTTGCCATCGTTTAACGACACTTCGCCGAAACTCCCTTTCGCCTTGATGTTCCCTGTTACCACGAATGACGATAGAACCGGCCGTGAGCCAATGTTTTTAACATTGACGTCCTGACTACCATTGACGCTGAACTTGACTTGTTGCCATATCCAGTGCGGGAAGAAAACATCGTCCCAGTAGTCAGCGCCTTCGTTGTGGTTCGTGTAAGCATAGGGATATGCAGTGAACACGATTGACGCTTCTAGCGTTTCATTGTCGCTGCTATCATCAACTTCAACGCTCTTGCACTTGGCCCACCAGTAGTAAACCGGTTCGTGAGTATCAACCAACTTGCCCCAGTTGTGGGGCATTAGTTGCCGTTTCAGCTCTTGTTCAAAGCCTTTGCGGTTGTGATACTCTTCGCCGACATATAACAGCTTGTAGGTGATTTCTCGGTTGTTGAAAAACCGTTCGTTATCGATCATCGAAAAATCATAGCTACCTTGACGATATGGCACGCTTTCAGTGATTTCTTGTTCTTCCGGTGTCGGTGCCGTTCGCTCGGTCAACCACCAACCAGATTTAATGCTGTCAAAATCAGCGAAAGCAAAACCTTCAACGTTCGGCAACGTGTCAACGTCAACTTCGGTTGGCGGTAAATCCCTAAATATGAATTCCATTAACTCCACCTATCCTTTAATGCCGTTCGTTGTCCTAATCGTTGATCGTAACTGCCAGCCGTTGCGCCAACAAGCACGCCAGAATCAAGAATCATCGTTGTATCTTTGCCTGCAATTTGACGCAGTAAAGCGTTGTTCTGCATTTGCAAAGTGCTGTCTTGCATGGTCAACGAACCGGCGAACCGTGATTGTACATCGCTTGCCATGCCGTTCAAGCGGTTAGCAAAACCAGATACATCAGGTTGCATTGCGTCGGTGATTTGCTTGTTCATTGCCAAAACAGACTTTTGAACATCGCCAAAACCATCAACTAACCCGTTGCCCAGACCGTTCATAATTGCATGACCGGCGGGAATCAGCAAACGCCTGTCGACGCTGATAGGCCCTTTGTGGGCTTTAATCCACTTGCCAATGCCACCGACAAACGACTTGACACTTTCCCAAGCCGATTTAAGACCGCCAAGCAAACTGTTCATGATTGCCTTACCGTTAGCCGATAAATCAATATGAGCAACCGCATTAATGATCTTGCGTCCAACCTGCGCCATTGCGCTGCCTAAGCTACCCATCATTTGCAGAATACCTTTTATCAAAGCAGTTATAATTTGTGCCCCTGCTGCTATAATCTGCGGTAAGTTGCTAATGATAGCCCCTGCTAATGTGACAATGATTTGTAACGCACTAACCACAAGCAATGGCAGCACTTGTGCAATACCATTAATTAGCGCTGTAAGAATCTCTACCCCAGCTTCAATGATCTGTGGCAAATTGCTAATAATAGCATTAGCAAGTGCCATAATGATTTGCACTCCGGCCGTAATAAGCATTGGCAATACGGTAACAATGGCGTTAGCAAGTGCCATGATAATTTGCAGACCAGCCGTAATGATCATTGGCAAACTTGCAACTATGGTATTGATAAGCGCAATCAGAATCTGTACGCCCGCAACTATCAGTAGTGGCAACGCAGCTGTAATCGCTGTGGTCAACGACGTAATGATTTGTGTACCAATCGCAATGATTTGTGGAAGGTTCTCAGAAATACTGTTAGCAATACCTACAATGACATTAGTTATCATTCCGACAATCAGCGGAATGTTTGCGACAATAGCGTTAGTTACGTTCGTGATAGTATTGCTTAACTGGTCGAAAACTTGAGTAATGCCATCTGCGTTTAGCTGTCCGGTTTGCAACCAAGCTGTTACAAAACTAATGACAGCCCCCGCAGCAAGTCCCCAAGGGCCAGAAATTCCTAATGCAGCTAATCCTATTTTGGTTAAGACGCTAACAATCGTGGAAGCAATACTGCCAATGCCGCCCATTTTGGTTATAAATCCTTGAATAGTTTGGCTAACACCACTCAATACATTTTTTACCGTGTTACAAGCAACGCTAACAACATCACTAATTTTCCCCCAAACAGATGTAGCGATTGTCGATAGTGTTTGCCATGCATTTGATAGCCACGAAACAAAAGATTGCCACATTTGGCGCCCTTTTTCAGTTTGAGTGAAGAAATAGACTAATGCAGCCACAATTGCAATAATAGCTGCAATCACAATCATTCTTACCCCGCCAAAGACTTTAAAGGCAGCATTGAGTTTTTCAATTGATTTAGTTACTGGGTCAACTCCCAACATAACATCATCAAATGTCATGGTTTTCATAATCGCTTTGAATGTTGAAATAGAAGTTTTCGCACTATCAACAAACAATACAGCCTTCTTCAATAAAGCCATCTGTCCAGCAAATGCACCAATTCCGATAGTTAATGGTATAAGCCAATCCTTGTTAGCGTTAACGAAATCAAACATTGACCTCAACGAGTTCAAAATAACCGTCGTTCCTTGCGTAACAATTGGCGTTATAGCGGTAAAAAATCCGTTAATGCCAACTTTCATGTTATCAAGTACTTGCGCGATAGAACCGAAACCGGCTTTGCTAAAACCATTGTTAATGGCAGTTAGCATGTTTCCAAGGTTCTTTACGACACTAGCTTTCAAGTTCGCAAAACTGGTTGCAATCCCGGCACTATTTTTCTTTGCAAGTTGAGCAAAACCGTTTTGGCCCTTGTTAAGTTCGATGAATTTATCATTCAGCTGGTCAACTGATATTTGCCCACTTTGCAACGCGTTATAAAGGTCCTGTTCGGCAGATTTGCCAGTGAAACCAAACGCATTTGCAACCTTACGCAGCGCGATAGGCATAGTTTCCATTAACGTCCGGTAACTCATCATATCGACTTTACCGGTTGACAACATTTGCGTGTACTGTTGCAGACCTCGGCTAGTATCAGCAACGCTTGCTCCGCTCGCCAGAAAGGCATTGTTAAGAGCTAACGCTGACTTACTAGCCTTTGTTGCGCTACCCGTCAATGGTGCTAACTGCTGCGCAACCGAAGTGATATCTTGCAATGACGTTGGCAATCCATCAATGCCTTTTTGCATTAACTTGCTTGATTTAGCAACATCCCGCGCCGAATACCCCAACGCGTCCATAACGACTGGATACTTGTTAAGAGTATCGAAACGGTCAATTGCCCCGCCGATTGAATCTTTAACAACGCTAAATACTTTGCTTGCAACCGCAACAAGCCCTAAAGACGTTGCCAGATTTTTAACAGAACTGGTTGCCCATGTTGTAGCACTTGCCGTTTGGTTGCTTTGACTAACAACTTTGCTAAGGCTATCAACAGCTGATTCCATCGTTTTGGTGAAATTTTGATCGACGGCGGAAAGAATCGCCTCGATGCTCATTTCTTGTGCCATTCTAACCGCCACCTTTCCATGCTTTCATATCAATCAGACCGCGCTTTTTAAGCTCTTGAAATTCCTTGTAGCGCCTTTGGAACAGTTTCGTGGTGTTTTCCTTGTCATTGTCGTTAGAACGTCCATACTGGGCGTTAATCGCCGATAATGACTTGGTTATACCGACATCTTTAAGGAACTTTTGAACAGACCCATACTTCCACTTTGGATTTTTACCACCAGTAGTTGCCTGAACGGCATAGTTGTACCACGCTTGGTATGCCTGGTCTTCACGCTTGCGAATCGCTCGCAGTTCGTATGCTTCAAGCCGTAGTTGATACTCAGCTAACGTGATACGCTCTGCCTGTTTTACATCGTTAAAGCCTAGATATGCCAGGCAGTTGACCAAGATCATGCGATATGTTTCTTCACTTGTCTGGTCGTCCTCTTGACTATCTAGGCTTTCAGATTTTTTGTCGCGGTCCGCGCAGCATTGCTTGATTTCAGCTCCTTAGTGACGTCATCGAACAACTTATCAATGTTCGTTTTCTTATCATCAAGGTAAGCGTCAATATCGCTTTGCGATGGCCGTTCCCTATTGTCCCACGCAGCACAGTAAAGCAGATCTGCCAGTACGGCAACATCATAGCTTCGTAGTGCGGGAACAGCTTTAGTTAGTGCCATACCGAAATTTTGTTCAACGCCTTTAATGTCAAGCGTCATGCCGATTTTTCGATCAAGCTCACGAATAAAGCGAACGCCAAAATTAAGGTTGACATCTTTGTTGTTAACTTTGATTTGCATTAAAAGCCCTCCTAGTTGTCGCTAACGCCTTGCCCAGCGTCAGTTTCCTTGTTCCAAGCCTTACCAGCGCCATCAGTACCATCATTCTTTGGCGTACCTTCAATTGCGCCAACGCCACGGAAGATGTAAGCCAATTCGGCTTCTTGGTCTTCACTCAGCGTTACCCAACCACGAACTGGACCATAGTCAACCGTGATAGTCGTTTCACGGCTCGAAACATCGTCTGGATCGTTATCGTTGCTGTCTTCAGTAACCTTGCCCCGCAGATACAGTGCATAGTATTGACCGTCTGCATTCTTACGTTGCCGGTTAACCGCCCAGAATTCCATTTCTTCGTTATCGAAAATAGAATCAAGCAGTTCGTCGGCAATCTTGGACCAGTTGTTTACAAATTCAAACTTGAAATCAGTTTCCAAGCTCGACGTGGTAGTTACCGTCCCAGACTTAGTTTTCTTTTTATCAGAGTCGCGTTGTGGGTCAATGCTCAAACTCGTTTGATACGGGATAAGCTGACCGGCTACTTTAGCAGCCTCCGCTAATTTGCGGGCATAGACAACGACGTTAACACCCTGAATTTTTTCTAAATTAGCATTTGCCATTCTCTCACTCCTAACCCAATTCGAACACAAGCGACACAATGCCATGCATTAACACGGTATCCTGCACGCTTGTATCAGTGATAATTTGATTGCTGTTAAGCGACGGCCGACCAACGAACCGGAAATTTTCGGAAAGTAAAACGCCCTGTCCGATTGCAGACAAGGCGTTCATCATCTTTGCCACGTTGTAGCGATTCTCTCCAGTGTCCCACACGTTAAGCGTGATGTCGATTCTAGCCCCGTAGGCGTCCTTATATGGACTTATGGTGGAATTTACATCACCAACGTTAACGAACGGGTATGGGGCATTTTCACTCTCTAACGGCAAATGATCATACACGGTATAACCTAGCTCTTGTGCTTTGGAAAATACCGCGTCGAATAGCTCCTGTTCAGGTATCATGGCCGTGCTCCTTTCTTACTTCATCATCTTTTTAAGATCGTTAACAAACTGAACACTCTGGTACGCAAATGCCGGTTTAAGTGTAGGCCGTGCCGACATGAATCGAGAACCGAATTCCAAGTAAGGGAAATACTCAGTGTGTGGTGCAACAGCTACCGTCATGCCAGCGTTTGAGAACGTAGTAGACAGCGAACGTCTAGTAGCACCAGTTGCATAACCAGCTGTATACGCAGCAGCCATGTTCTGTGCCGTTTTCGTCTTAAGCAACGCACCATGTTTAGCAACAATCGTTTTCGTTTGCGTCGCCATCATCATAGGTCGCTTGGCGATTGCTCGTTGTAGTTCCCTAGCGCCTTTAATTTGAAACGTTACTTTAGCCATTGCTTTCACCTACAATCAAAGTGAACAGTTTTAACGGTTTTCGCATTGTCTGCAGTACATACTTTTGCTTTCCATCGTCAATGGTCAGGTATGACCACTTAGGCGGTGCAGCATAAAGCCGTATTACTAGACTGTTCTGTTTATAGTCGCCGAATAATTGCACCGACTTAACCGTGCCAACATCAGTAACATTGCCATGCAAGGCTGAAACTAGCTTTTCTCCGCCTACATAGCCGTGTGTTTTGGGGTCATAGTGCCGTTCCGACTTATCATAGAACTTGATAACGTGGTCAAAACGCATTTAATCGCCCCGCTTTCGATAGAACGGGTCAACCGTAGTTAGTACGCCATGACTATGACGTTTGCGCCAATCGTCAATATCAGCCTGGTAATCATCGAAATCGTTGCTGTTAAACGTAATGCTTTCGCCTTCTTGGGTGTATGACGCCATACCCTCGTTTTTAAGACGATTGTAGCGCCGTACAGCAACTTCAATCGGAATGTAAGCTAATTCGTTAGGCACTTGTTCGCCAGCGTCTAAGGCTAACTTAAACCGCAGTTGTAAGTCAGTGTTTTTAAGAATCAGCGCCAAAACAGAATCTTGGCTTGTGTCATCAGTCGCAAGCCCTAGCATTGTTTTTAAATCGTCAAGACTTGCCATAATAAATCACCTTATCTACTAGTGTCCCGTACCGCTAGCTTCAGCCGCTGCTTGAACCGTTGCGACAACCACCTTCGTATCGTCATACAGGAACGCTGCAAAGTGTTCAGTTGCCGTCATCTTAGTAGCATCATGATCAATATCTTGTTGTGTCTTAAGTAGTACGTTACGCTTCATGACCAGTTTCAGTGCTGGTGAGCTTTGGTTAGCTTTGATCAAAATCATCTCGGTATCAGTCAGCTTCTTACTCCGTACGATTTGAGCACCCAAAACATCGTAGTACGTGCCGTTAATAACTTGGTTAGCTCCGGCTTCACTACCTAGCTTCTTGTTAATTGCGTCCATACGTAGTTTAGATGCCGTCTTAGGGCTCATGATAGCAACGACAGTGGAATCATCTTCATCATTAAAAACATCAAGTGCCGTTTGCAGGCCTTCAACCGTTGGCGTGATCGTTGCCTTTTGACTGCCACTCTTCGCAGCAGTCAGTACGGCTGTATCAACAAAATCAGCAATGCTCAGTCCCAGTTGCCGAGTGCTTTCACCAATTGCATCACCGTAACCAGACAGCACAGCTTCATCAGTAATCATCGTACCCTTGGCTGCTTTTTGAACCTTAACCTTGGTCATCTTAGTGCCTAATTTGTCGAACGGGATCGCTTGGCCTTCGGCAATGTTTTTTGCATCACCAATGTAGGTGAACTTAGGGAATTGCAGAGTATCACCGGCGTTGCCAACAAGCGTGTTATCAACTTGTGCAAGTGGTGTGAACCGCATTGCGTGTTGCATCGTGTATTGAACAATTGGCGCATTGACCTCAGGATTTACCAGGTCCGCAATCATCGTCATGTTATCTGCCATAGTTATTTACCTCCTAGAATCTTCACATATTCGTCGGGATTCTCACGCTGAAATTTAATTCGGTCGGCGGGTTTCAGTTTGATAAGATCGTTAGGCGTCAATGGCTTAACCTTCTTCCCGCTAACTCGTGGCGTTTTCCCCGCTAACAGCTTGTTTCGTTCGTCTTCTCGAATTGCCTCAATCGCAGTCAGCAGCACGTTAACGTTTGCTTGAGTGCTTTCGGCGGTGTCTGTTACAACCAGATCAAGCAGACCGTTATCAGCGTTGTTAAAACCACCGTCTGCTAACATTTGCTTGGCACTATCGCGCATTTCGTAGCGTGCCAGTTTTGCAGTAGCCTCTTTTGCTCGCTTGTTTGCTTTTTCCAGTTCGTAGTTAGCCTTTTGTTCGGCGTTCATATGGGATAACTTCTTGGCCTCGTCTTCCTTGGCCTTAAGCTGTTCCTTTTGACGTTCCAAACGTTGGCTAACAATCTTGTTAACTTCGTCTTGCGTGAAAGTCTTGGCTTGTTGCTCGCCATGCTTTTCTTCGCTATCACTTGGCTGTTCTGGCTCGGTATTTGGTGCACCGTCCGAACCTTCACCGCTTTGTTCAGCGAAAAATTGCAACATCATTGGCAAGCTATGAGTTTTAACAAGCCCGCTTTGTACTAACTTTTTGTACATGGATACACCTCGTTTTAAGCCCGGTCGGCTATATAGTCCGAACTTGTTCTTTTAGGCCTGCAAATAAGTCAAAAAGGCCAAAATTTAAGCATGAAAAAAGAGAACCCTTGCTATGCATGAGTTCTCTTGAATTTGTTTTTAACTATGCCTAGCCGCAGCTAAACTTTCTTTGCACCAATAGCTTTTTCAAGCGTCTTTGAACGTTTACCGCCGACAAGATTATCATCTCTGCCATCAACCCACGTTTCAGATATGCTGCAACGACAATTTGGGTGCTCTGGAATCTCTGGCACTTTAGCAACCGTATAGACACCTTCGCCGAATCCACTATCACGACTTGCAATCGCTCGACAAGCAGGGCACGCTTTCGGTTCGGCCAGCCACTGGACGTAGTTGTAGCCGTGCTTTTTAATCGATTCAAGTTGCACGTTCGTTTGGATTCTCGCACTTTCAGTCCGTGCTAATCGCTCGGTTACATATCTTTGATTGCCAACCGCTGTTTTGACCTGTTCACGTAGCCGTGTAGCCATTTTACGTGGATTTTGACCCTGTATCATACCAACACTTAAAACTTGGTCTAGTTTTGCTTTAAGGGCGTCTTGGTCAGCCCACAAACGTTGGCTAAACGTTGCCCCGTTGGTTTGTGCCATTAGAATCTTAGCAGCGTCCTTGCCTGTCCAAGGCGAACGTTGCGCGCTGTCCATCATGATACCGGCTTGCCTAATGACTTCTTTTTGGTAATCACCGCTCAACTTATCTCGCAGACTGGAATCGACTTTAACACCGGCTCGCAGCATATCAAGACCAACTTCGGACTTAAGATGTTCAAGCCGGTTGATTCGCATTGTAGCGTTGTAGACCTTCAAACGTTGGTTCACCTGGTCGCTAAAATCAGCATACGTTACTTTCTGACCGTTAGCCTGCATTTTCTCCGCCTCAGCCACAATTGACTTAGCTTTGGTTTCATACGCTTTGACGTCCATTTGTGTTACTTGGTCCTTGCCTACACGGTTAAGCTCTTTCTCGATACTATCGCTAATATCATCGATTGCTTGGTTGTAGTAGGTTTCTAGCAACTTGCCAAACTCAGCATCGTTTTCAAGCTGTTTGAGTTGCCAGGCCTTCTCTTGCTTGGCTCGCTCTTCCCAATAGCTACTCGGCATTTACATCATCGCCTTCATCATCATTGGCTTCGCTTTGGCTATCCTTGATGTTAGTCTTTTGCTGATCAGTCATGGACGGCATCGCCTGCAAGTTGTTTCGCACGTCTTCGGCTTGCTCTTCACGCATACGCTCGATTTCCTTCTTCGGGTCATCAACGATTGACAACGTGCTTAACTGGGTTTCCTTCGATACGATACCCGACAACGTAGACGCAGTTTGTGCCTCGTTCTCAACGTCAAGCGGAATGTTACGGGCCGGTACGATTTGCAAGTCTTTCATAACGTCAGCACGGCTAACTGTGCCAATCGCCTTGCCCAGACCTAACGCCGTGCCTAGCAGTTGACGCAGACTAATAGCAAATTTACGGTCTTCAAACGCAGCTTGATTCTGCATTGATAACAGCTTGTAACGAATTGCAACCCCGCTTGCGTTACCGCTGAACGCTTCATCGTTAAGGTTGGCGACCATTGCCGTTTGGAAAATATCATCTTTCAAGCGACTAAGCATGTTTTCTTGCATGTTGTCGCCGTCTGGTTTGGTAATAAAATCGACTTCACCTTGCGCAGCATCTGCACTTGGTGAGTAAAGCACGTGGTCTTGTTCCAAGTTAAGAACTGTTTTGCCGTCTTCATCTGTTGGCAACGGAATACCCAGAATCTTAAGGTAGGCGTTGTCAAAATAAGCAACCTGGTTAGCCTTCTGACTGATAGCACGGTCATACTCTTCGACCAACGTATCAATCTTGCCAATCAGCGAAAGGCGCTCATCGTTAGCAAAGAATTCAGCAGCAGGAACAAAGCCAAACACATGGTTGGTTTGTTCTTCTATCTTGCCGTCATTACCAAAATAAGTAATTTCTTTGTCGGTATATACTTCACCGCTCAACTGGTCGTTGTAGCTTAAATACCGCACAAACGCAACGGGATTCCGCTTAATTGTGGTGTCGTAGATCATAAAGCTACTATCAGGCGCAGCAACCGCAATTTCAGTTTCGCTGTTCTCGTTTTGGTAGGCCATCATGTATGACCGGCCATAGATAGCAACTTGCTTGGCAACTTCGCTCAGCTTGTCTTGAAACGAGTTGACGTTTAACCAGTCTTGCAGTCGTTCATTGGTGCTATCATCATCTAACGCAATCTTAGGTGGCTTGCCGATGAAATAACCTACATACGTATCAACAACGTAGTTAGCCCAGTTGCTAATGATACGGTTATCTGGACGCATCGAATAACGATCACGTGGTTTGCGCAAAATATCATGGTTACCGCTATACAAGTCGTAGTAGTGGTTATACTTCGTAGACCGTTGCCGGTTCTCGTTGACAAACTGCATTAAGCTAGTCGTGTCCAGCTCTTCACCAGCGAACAAATATACGCCTTCTTTCGTAACATAGCAGTTTTCGCTAATCGTTTTTTGGATTGCCATTCTCTCACCTCTTTTTCGTTAGCTATTAAACGCATATCGTGTGCGTTTAATCAGAAATATCTTGAACGAATCGTCCGTGCTTGGTTGTCGCGGTGCTGGTTAAATACTGCATAGCGCATGGAATCCATACAGTTATCCATTTTCTTAATTGGCACTCCCTTGTCGCTATCCCACACATATTCGTATATTTCATCAAGAAATTTTACTGGTGCATTTTTAAGGACAAAAAAATGACCGGTAGTCATAAGTTCTGAAACAGACTCGATACCAGTCAAAATATTTTTGTTAGCGTTACGGGCTTGAATACCATTCATTTGCAATTCTGATACATATTCTGGCCTAGCAGGATCGCACCAAAACGTTAAATTATAACCGTGCCTTTGCTGTATATCCTTCATTACCCGAATCCAGTAATCAATATATCTATGCGTAGCAGTATGCTCTTCAGTTAGGTAAGTGTTACCTTGCTGATCGTCTGCCCAAACAGTGATTGAAGTAGCGTGTCCTTCCGCAAAACCAAAGTCAACGCCACAGTAGTACGTATAGTCGCCATTAGTCGGAAGCTCATCAATCATCATCTGGTCTTTATCAAAGTCGCTGTAAACTAAGCCTTCTGCTGATACCCAACGACCATAGATTGATCTATCAGTAAACATTCCAGAAGGTGTTTGGGCTTTCAGCGATTTTACATACTCGGGACTAAGAAACGTATTATCATCAATCGTAAAATTAAAAGCCCGAATTCTTGCTTCGGGTTTCTTATTATCAATGTAATCTGTTTTCAGATAATGAACTGGTGAATCGGGGTTAGTCGTAACTACGATTCTGGAATTCTTCACAGAACAACGTTGCAATATTTCTTGAAATACAGATTGATCAGCCAATGATCCTTCATCAATGTACGCTGAATAAGCAGTAGCACCACGAATAGCACCAACACCTCGTTTATTCCCGGTATATACAGGAACAATATCAACATTCATGAAATGATAATGGCCGTGTCGATCTGCTTTTAGCTCAATTCCAAACTCGTTTTCGATTGACGCAATCACGTTAGTATAAATAGAGTTGGAACTATAACCAGCCAAAATAACGATAGGATGCGGATCATGTCGCATTTTTGCAAGTTTGGCCACCCTTCTAATTTCTAAAAGGAATATCCAATCGGAAATGAAGGTTTTACCAGCACGAACAGCACCAGAAAGAATTAAGATTCGCCAATCATCATGTAGATAAGATTGCAACACTTCCTGCTGTTTTGCAGTGAGTAAATCTGGTAATGCCAATGCTGATCACCCCTTTTCAAATAAAAAAGCACTCATAATGAGTGCTCCTGCATTTATACGTATTTCCAGATATAACCATTGGCTGTTTTGCGTTTTCCACGGCAACAAGCAATGACACTGCTTGACCAAAATCCATGTCGCTGTGCTTCCATTGCAGAAGGGTATGTTTTAACGAACTCCCCTGACTTTGTATATTGAGCAACCTTCTTGCAACGAGTCACATTATTTCTTTGCTTGTTTCCGATCTTCACTGCTCGTTTATTATAGCTATTGAATGGTGCTGAAAATTAACATGAAGATATCCACCATTATTGAAATTCTGTTTCAAGATTGTTTCTTTTGTATAGTAGGTTCCACCTTTAGGCGCTACATGTTTTCTAGGTAAAGTTTTTACTCTTCCTAAATTAGATACAGCATAAAGGCCCGCATAATTGTTGCCACGAATGGTCTTAACATTTTCCAGACTTCACTCGGTAAAGTCGGGGTGGTTGTATCTTTCCAATAATTCTTTATAATTGTCACTGTAATCATATCCTTTCTATGGTTACCAGCTCTAGGGTGTTACCAGCACCGCTAGGGCTTTTATTTTACAGTTATATTATATCATTTATTACTATCAGCTTTATCGCTTTCACGAGTTAACTTGTTCATGATTGCGTCTAAAGCTGTAACAACATCTTGACCGTTTTCTTCAAGCGACTTTGCCCTTGCCTCCGCCACTCGTGCATCAGCATTAGCCTTACGAACCTTAGCCCGTGTAAGCTCAGGCGTATCATTATCAGACAGCATACCGGCCATTTTTAGAATAGTAGTTGCTGATTGCAACTGAACCATTTCTGATTTAGCTTCTAACAACTCTTTCAGCTTCTTAAGCGCCTTACTTTCGTAGTCATTTTTAACAACAAGTGATCGGTACTGTTTTTGTGCTGCCTTGAACAACTCTTCGTTTTTCCAACTACTCAAAGTAGACCTGCTTCGGCCAACTGACTTAGCGATTTCTTCATCGGTCAACTCATCTTCAAACAGCAACACAACCGCTTTTTGACGACGCTTGTCCAACTCATAAAAAGGCCCGTCTTGTCCCTTTTTGTTTACTTTACTCATGGCATATCACCACACCTCATTTCGTCAAAATAAATAACGTTTGGTCGTTCCATTTTGTACCTCACAACTTCATTCTCGGCGGTTTAATGCTATACCTGACCTTTTTATCGATTTTCGTCTTAACGGGCTTGTGCCGCTCATTCTCGGCCTTGTGTCGCTCTCTGCATATCCGGTCAGCATAAGCCAACATGATATACTCAGACCGGCTACTGACTAGCCCATATTTCTTTGTAATAAACATTCGTTCGCTCACCAACCAAATAAAAAAGACGGGCCGAAACCCGTCCATTGAAACTGATGCGTAAGCAGCACGCCAACGACCACTGTCAACGTACACGCTAAAACTACTTATTAAATCAACGAAAAATAGTTTTATTTTTTGCCCGTAGGCAACGGAAAATGAAGGATTCGAACCTCCGAACGCTTTTTTCGCGTTACCGGTTTAGCGAACCGGTGCAATCAGCCACTCTGCCAATTTTCCAAAACCCGCCGGCGTTGATAAGGAACACCATGCCGGAAGGATTATATGCAAAGGATTATGCAACCCGTTTAATTTGTGCCATCTCTGGCAAAGGATAGGTAGTGGACTCGCACCACTTTTTGCATGCTGCCAACGCCGGTAGATCGTTCAAATAACGTTAACAGCAAGCCCACCTGGGACCTTCCAACTATCTGCCGTGTCTTACAGATAGTAACACCGTAAGGCGGAATTGCACCGCCTCGCAAATGATCAATATTGGAGCGATTAGGTTTAAGGCTTACGGAAGTGATCATTTGCCATCTTATACGGTATAACAAGCGGTTTCCCGCTCGTTAGGTAAAAAGTCGCTTTGCAATTCGCGAATATTTTTCTTGCGCATGCAAGCTTAGAAATCAAAGTATGACTAATCTAAACAATCGTCTTGAAAGGATTTCATTTCCAACAAAATTTGAAAGACCATCGGAACAGAAAGGTTCTATGCCATCTCTGGCACAATACCAATATACCGCATTTTCAAGGTTTGTTTAATCCCCTCTTAGTACCCCAGTTGGTACTACCTTATATACCACTTTTTAAGCAGTCGCTTTCTTCATGATTGTAAACGTAGGGAATAGCTCTTCAACTTGGTACTTTGCAATCGCTGTTTCGATCGTTTCTGAGAACTCATAGCATGCAAACTTTTCCGACTTATGCCAGCTCTTGTTGCTACTGATATGCAGCAGCTCTTTGACGTCTTCCACTTGTTCCCGTTTCACAAACCGGTTTTTCAGAATAACTCGGCTTTCTTCACTCAAACAATTGTTGATTGCGTCATACACCGCATTTAATGCCCGTGAATACTCCGTGTGAGCGATAAAGGCGTCTTCGTTGTGATTTCCACCACTACCACCGAAACCGCCGTCAGCAGACAATGATGGGCTTTTAATGTCTCCTGACCCTGCCTTGCGCAAAATATGGCTAAATGTCCGCTTGTTGAATCCATCGTCAAAGAAGAAATCGCGCACCGCTTGACGGGTTGCCTGCTCATCGATTTCGTCAAATAATTCTGCTTGTTTAACTGCCATGCCCTAACCCCTTTCGACTTCATAGCGACCCAGATATGGCTTTTCTTGCCGGCGTTTCAAATAGTTATGCAGCGCATGGGTTTTAAAGCCTAACGCCCGTTCTGCTGCTTGAATGCTGATATAGTGCATGACCTTACCTAGCTTTAAATCTTTAATGGTGATTTCCATGCCAGGCCTTTTAAATGACGGCAACTTTTGGTGCATAACCTTCAATGCTCCGTTCCTGCGAACGTGGTAAAGGTAGCTGCTTCTAGAAATCGGCACGTTCTCGATAACCCAATGCCAGTTTTCGCCATGCTCTAGCGCTTCCTTTTGTTTTGCGTAAATTTCAGCCTCAATGGCAAAGTTGTCAACACTTTGTCCTGGCTTGTGATAGCTTGCTCGCATTTCCTTAATCATCGCTTGCAGCTTCTTGTACTTCGCTGTTGCCGTTTCGCCGTCTGGGAAACCATCATCGTCCAGAAAGTCATACTCAAGATATAAATCGGGGCACGTTGTTCGATACCAGTTCTCCAACTGGCAAAACTCTTTCATGTCAATCATCTAATCACCTACCATTCTCACGATTGCCACTACTACCAATATTCAGAACCAGTACACCAGGCATGCAAAAAGGACCAAGCCTAACCTTTTCCAGTTTTTACGATTCATGCCGTTCCTCGCTTTCGATAACATGCTTGCCCGTTGTATATACGTTTTCCCAACCAGTTAAAATCTTTGAAAAGTGCTTTGAGTAGTAATGCCCTTCGTCGTTGTACATTTCATCAAGCAGCACGGTTTTGTTCAACTTGTTCAGCTCGACGATTTGATACAGCCTAAAACCGTCAATCAGCGTTACCAGCTCGTTGTTGCGGAATGCTTGTTCTACATTGTTAATCATCTTTTAAAGCCTCCCACAGTTTTTTTACAAGCTCTGGATTTGCGGTAAAATCGATTGACACTGGGCCAGTTTTATATAGATTCTCTGCGATTTGGGAATACTGGTATTGTTTGCGCCATTCGTAGGCTGGCTCAGCAGCTAGTGCGCTTCGTATGTTAATGTGGCGGGTCTTTTGCGACCGGTTGTTATTAGTTTGCAGCATCTTTTCAGAGTGTTGCCAATCAGCCGGCTTTACCTGCAGCAATCCTAGTGGATCCGTCTTCAAAGACTGTTGGAGTTTCTTCTCCAGGATTTTGCCTTCAAGATCGTTCTCGCGATAATAGGCACGCTTGCGAAACTTATATGGCCTGCATGTAACTTTATTAAGCCGTTTGTCAAAAAGCCCACCTCTGTTAGTTTCGTTTACGTGCTCTCTGACCAAACGCCCAATGTGAGTGCGTCCCTTGTGTTGTTTTGCTCGTCTAGTGCTCATTTAATCGTCCCCCATATCGTTCCAGAAACAATCTTCCATGTACTGCTTGCCAAACTTGTTCAGCATAAATTTGCGGTATTTTTTAGTTGCCTTTGCAGAACCATCGACATAATAATCGTCCAGATCAATCAGGTAACTAGTGTTTGTTCGATGGCTTTTTCCGCACAACAAATCATCTTCCAACGTGATGTCAAAAGTTTTGCCGACACCGGTCAACGCAATGAAAAGTCCTCTGATATCGTCTTTTGTTAGCTGGTTAACGTAATTCATTGTTGTCCCCCTAGTTAATAATCGTTGGCTCCGAAAACTTATCAGCATCGATATCACTAGCACAAAAATCATCTGGTTCAAACAAATGAAATGTCCGAAATTGATTAAGATAATCAACCACTGTTTTAATAGCTTCGCTTTCGCTTTTAGCAATTACTACATGATCTTCTTCTTTATAAATTGACATTACATCGTAAATTTTCATCGTTCGTCCTCCTTGAACTCAATCCAAGCATAGATAGCAAGCATGGTCTGGACTAGGATATAGTCTTCTTTGGCTACCAATTCTTCTCTATCTACGTCCAGCTCACACCCATAGCGGTTGCAGATACGCTCAGCTACTTTGGCCCAGTTGTCGGTTTGCCGAATCAGTTCACCAATGCAGAAGCCTTCATCACCATAGACACCTTTGCTAACGTGCTCATAATAGATGATGCTGTCAGTATGGTTGTCCTCAAAATTCGTGATATACGTAACTTCGTAAGGCTCGTTGGCATACTTATGGTTAGTTTCGTTGTAGTAATGGTTAATTTGTTTTTTAAATAAAAAGCTCATAATCCACACTCCCTAAATTCAAGGCCATCTATCAATCACCTTCACTACAAATTCAAATGCCCAATATGCCAGAATGTACATGCAGCCTACATCAAATATCTTTACGCCGAGCTGATAGTTGAACCAAAGCTTACATACTGTTCCAACTATCATCGTGACAATGCTGGCTAATAGCAGTGCATTCTTAATGCTCTTTATGGTGCGGTGTCGTTCAGCGTTTAGGTCGTCATACATGAGCATGCACAAGGTTGTTGGTTTCATATCAACAACATTCGCGACGTTCACGACAAAGCTAATGATAATCTTCATCAGGTCATAGCCAGTAAACTCTTCCGGCATCTGATCAACAAAGGCGTCCCACGCTCTGCTTGACACTTCGACTAGTTCTTTGTCAGTCATCGTCACAGCTCCTTTACTTATACAAACACAAGCCCAAAGCGAGCAGCATTAAGGCTACGAATACGATTAAAGCTGATATAACAGCCTTTTCAGAATTGTAAAATTCTTCTTGATCCCAGACTAGCCAGATAATGGCTGCGACTACGCCGAAGAAGCTAACTACAATAGCTGCGTTTAAAAACAGCTTCATCGCCAACACCTCATTTCCTTTTCTCGCTCCGTTCGATATGCCCGCCAACGTGGACCAGAAACGCCTGGCCCGTTGGCACGATAACAGCGCTTGAATGCTTTCAACGCAAGCACAAGCCCCGCATGTTCCCGTGCCCGTTTTGTCATTTAGATTGCCCCTTCCTTCAACATCTTTGCGATTCGCTTTTCAGCACTATCAACCAGTGCAGCATATGCTTGCATGGTCTTGATTTCATCATCATTGTTTGCCGTTTGCTTGATATACTCGTCAAACGCAGCACTCAGTTTGCGTCCGCAGTACCAACGCCGCAGCTCAACCACCTTGCCATTTTCCTTGTTAATGCCAAACTTAACTAAAATGGCAGGATTGTAACTGTCGCTAGTGATGTAATAGCTATCGTCAATCTTGATCTTCATCTTCTTGCTCCTCTATGATGTCGATAATATGTTCTGGTGCAATCGCAATCAGTTCGCCGTAAATTCCATCTGCTCGATATAGCGTTCCGTTTCGCCGTGCATAATCGATCTTTGCACACTCGTTCCGAAAAACACCATTGATATAGTATTTCGAATAACTAGTCGTGGTTTGGTTTGCGGTCAAAATCAACCGCTTTGACTGTTCGTTGTTTTCAGTTCCTTTGTAGCTCGATACCATGTTTTAATCCTCCTCGACTTGTTCAGCAGCGCGCCATAAATCCATAGGGCTCAAGTTGGCGCATAGATCACTTTGTGCGATTTCATCGATTTCGTCAGCCGTGAACGTTGATTTTTGGTTACTCATCTTGGCAATTTTTAGCGATGTTACACTCCACAAATCCGTGCCTTCTACACGTGTCAGATAGCCGTAGTCGGTGTTTAGTAGCCTGATATAAAATTTCGGTTCGAATTGCTTGTTGAAATACTCGTACAGCTGACTGTTAATGTCACGCAGCACTATACGATCAGTCTTGTTGTTTCGTGCTGTATCAAAATCAACCGAGAATCGACCCGGATTATCACCTTCATAAACGAACAAATCTGATACTAGCTCTTCGCTCGGCTGGTCATGCAGCAACAGCCGAAATAAAAATCCATTTTGTAAGTTTGCATTTGTAATGCTATAGGTATAATGCAGTGTTCCGATTGCGTTCTCAGCGATTTCACTTAATTTTTCTTTAGTCAACATTTGTCATACTCCTAACTTCTATCTCGATTCTTGGTTGCTCCATATAACGTTTTTCGGCAACCAGTTTCACGATTGCGTTGTCGTCTTTCCATAGAACGCCCGTGAGCGCGTCCAAAGCGCTTTTGATGTAATTATCCAAGTCCGGCTTCACTGTTGGTCTATGGCGTCCTAACAGCCTTAATTTGCGCTCTTTTTTGCTTATCGACTTCTGAACCGCTCGGCCAAAGATAACTGTTACTTCAAGCTCGCCATCTAGCGGCTTGTCGTGATAGCTTTCCTTTGCCAACTTGTGCAGCTTGCGCTTAAACGTGGCAGTTTTAGGCGGGTCATACAGCCGAATTCCCTTGCCGAACCTTCTTGCTCGTGGCCTAGCCTGTGCCACCGGTTCGATCGGTAAGATCAGTTTGATCATTGGTAAACATCTAATGAGAAAGCTACCAACATGCAAATTGCCATGCTAGCAAAACTTGTTACAACAAGTTTTAAGCCAATTAAGGTGTTAAACCAAAGCATAATAACGACTCCAACAACAATTGATACCATTGAAATAATCATTAGTGCATAAAAGACTTTCGCTAAAATTTTCAAAATCCTATACCCCCATATCGTGCATTAAGCTTGCGTCTACTTCGTTGTTGCTGTCCCAATGCCCGGAACTTTTCATCACCCGTACGATTGCCGGGTCAATACGCAGCATGCCATCGCCTTCACAGAACGGGCACTTGCGTTCGATTGTGTCCAGGTAGCCTGAACCTTCACACCAAGCGCAGCATTGCTCAGTGTCTAAGATCATCTTGTCTTTCGTTAGCTTTAACATCTCTTCACCTTCTAAATCATGCTTGCTCGAACGTCTGTCATGCCGTTAAACACCAGTCGGCGCTTTTGATTCCGTGTTATCAGTCTGCTTAATAGCTTCTCGTTATACATTGCTTCAAGCTCTGCCATCGTGTTGTTTGTTGTTACAATCGTCGCTTGATTGCCGTATCGTGCGTCTGCTACTGCAAACAGTCCCTTTTGCATATCAACTCGGACTTGGCTTTGTTTGTCAGTCCGCATACCGCCTTCAGTTCCAAAGTCGTCTAATATTAGAACGTCCACCGGCTCAATCTTCAATCGCTTGTCGCCCTTCATATAGGCGTTCAGTTCATAAAGCCGGTTTTGGGCTTGCTTGTCGTCAAAACGCATTGCATACAGTTCTGCTAGTGCGTCGGTTGAAACAAACATAGCCGTCTTGTTTGAGTTGTTTCTGATGAAATCAACCATTGCCAACGCTAGGCTTGTCTTGCCAGTGCCTGGCCTTCCTGCTAGATAAACCCGATATGGTTTGCCTTCTGCAATCTCTTTGGCTAATAAGTACGACTGATTGCCTAAATTGCGGGCTAATTGCTCGTTTGGTTGTTTCTTTGGTTGCCAATCAGCATATGTGAATTTGATTGGCTCACCAGTCCATAGCGACTTGTTAAACACTCTGTTAAAGTTGTGCCGTGCATTCTCTTTCCGCCATTCAGCATGCAGCGGTTCAGCTTTCTTTTTCAGATAGTCAACCGCTGCTTGCTTGTCTGTCAGATCAACGTCTGGCAGTTCCCAACCTTCTTTGGCAAAGATCTTTTTCAAGCTCTTAACGCCTTCTTTGGCGCTATCTTTTACGCTAAGCATGTTTCACCTCCAGCATTTTTTGCTATTTTTCGGATTTGAAATCCGTAAACTACCAGTATTCGTTGTCCATCTGATACCGTGTCAATCCGTTAGGGTCTGGTTGACCAGTCATCGGATTGATCCTTTCGGTATAGTAAGGATCGTTCTTGTCTGGTTGGCCCTTCACTTTCTCGTTTAGATAGTCTTCAAACTTTGTGCCAAACAGCGTTAACGGCCGTAGATACTTGTTCATTTTGCTGTCTTTCAGCCAAGTAGCAGTTTTCTTGTCGATAACCGTTTTAAAGTCGTCAACAGTGAATCCTTCTTTAAGCCTTGCTTGAACTAGCTGCTTGGTCTTTGGTGTAGTTGCTTTGTAGTGGCTATCCGTTTTTTCGTTCAGATAGTCAACGATTGTTTTTACTTTGACAGCTACACCGTCAGGCTCTGCCTGACTATATATCTCTCCTGTACTATTAACTGTATTATTAATACTTGTATTATTCTCTTTAGCATTTTCTAAATACCCATATTTAGTATTCTTAATAGGTTGTTTAGAATATTTAATACCCCTGTTTAGCTGACTAACTACCCTTATCATTCGCTGCTTGATTTGTTTTCCTTCTCGTTGATACTGGATTGTGATATATCCTTTATCTTTGAGCTGGTTAACTAGTTGCGATATACGACCTTTGCTCAGACCGAAAAAGCTAGAAAGATAAGCATTTGAAGCAAAGCAACCTTTATCGTTATCTAAGCTCTTGATTTCAGTTAGTAATGTAACTTCCATAATGCTTAAATTTTCATCTAACCAAAACTCAGCGGGAATCCAAACGCCTTCAAACTTTCGATCTTGTTTAGTGATTTTTCGTTCCGTCATGATAAGTTCCTTCGTTTTCAGTCATTTAGTGATCTCCAAAAAATTCCTTAAGGTGTTGCTCGTTGTACTTTTCTACATCTACGCCCGCTTTGTTAATTTTCATTTCGGTATAATCAAGGAAGAAACGAATTTCATCGATTTCTTCTTGTGTGAGCATAAATCCCATGTTGTCTTTTAGAGTGTGATCGTTTTGCAAACACAACACAGTAAATCCACCAAAGAAGCTGTCGTCCATAAGTCTGTTAGCCATTGTCATATACCCCTTTCACGCCGATTCGTTTCAATGTTTCGGCGTTTACTTTCACGCCCAAGTTTGTTAAGCGATATTTCTTGCAGAATGCTTGATTGCCTATCTGGTGCCATTCCGTATGGTGTACCCGGCAAAGCGCTGATAATCTCGCTTGCGTATGGTCTAGCTTGTTACGATTGCGACCCATGCCGACCTCATCGATATGGTTGATGTCAGCAGCACGGCCACAGATCAAGCAACGCCGGTGTTGAATGCACTTGAATTGGAAATATGCCTCATCTCTAGGTAACAACGGATAGCCGTCGTTGATTGGCACCTGGTAATCGAAAATGAAATCAATCACTAGGTTTATCAGCTCTGTTGCGTCTGATACCGTGCTAACAGTATCGTTTGCTAGGCTAATCTCCTTGCCAGCCGTCTTGATTGTGTATTGAAGGTAAAAGTATTCCTTCAACCACTCTGCCGGCTCTCCTGACCATCTGTGAATATCGCTTAACAGTGCAAAGAATAGTCTTCTCTGACGTGGTCTTGCTTTTCGCCTATCTGGAATTTCGTACTCCACCGGAACACCGCTAACCTTGCCGTACATTGTTTCGATATGCGACAAGTTAGGCGTTTCGTCCGGTGCAATCCACCACCCGCCCTGCTCCCAGTAGGCTTTACCGCTTCGCAGCATTAGAACGGAACATCATCGGCGCTATCGTCAAATGGCAAAGCGCTGTCGAACGTTTGTTGATAGCTATCGTTCTGATAGCCATTGGATTGCTGATAACCGCCTTGTTGGCTTTGATCGTTGTTCTTCTTGGAATCAAGAAAAGTTACGTTCTCGGCCACTACTTCTGTTACATATACTCGTTGACCTTGATTGTTTTCGTAGTTGCGGGTTTGGATTCGGCCTTCAATGCCAACCAGTGAACCTTTACCGCAATACTCGCAAAGCAGATCAGCAGTTAAACCCCATGCCTGAATGCCGATGAAATCAGTTTCACGATCACCGTTAGCATTCTTTCGCCGGCGATCAACCGCCAATGAGAAGTTGACAACTGAAGTGCCCTTTCCGGTTTCGTGCTTTTCTAAATCCTTCGTGATACGACCGGTTAAAGTTACATTGTTAATCATTAGTTCTGTTCCCCGCTTTCTAAGAGTGCCTTAACAGCATTTACATAATCCTGACTGCTATGTTCACCTTCGCCGAGAGTGCCCTTTACAAGCTCCTCAGCCCGCTTTGAATCTCCATTAAGCCGATTAATCAACTCAAGCATTAACTGCCTGTATTCGGCTTGTAATGGGTTTTGTTGGCGTTGTTGTTGTGGCGCTTGTTGTCGCTGCTTGTTATATCGTTGCTGTGGGCGGCTAGCAGCATTGCCGTCATCGTCTTTATCGCCGACAACCCCGAACAACGCCATTAACTGATAGCGTTTTGCGTAGGTGATAGCTGAACCTTGACCTTGTGGGTCGTTCTTGGTAGGCCGTAAGATCAGCGGGTCTGTAACGATTCGCTGACCGCTCGAGTGCATTACCATTGTTTTAACCGCTGAATTGCCTTCAACCGTGTAAACCAATTGGATATAAGACAAGCCTGTATCTTTCAAAGCTTGGTCAATAGCAGCTTCAACGCCTTTTAAAGTAAGATAATCGTTCTTAAAAAATGGGTTTTTTGCGTCTAACTCAGGTTGTTTAAGCTGTTGCCGGAGCAAAGCCATTCCCGCAGCCAACTTATCAATGCTTTCTGTGATTTCCATTACTGTTCCCTCTTTTGCATCTTTGTAGCTTGATTCGACGAATCCAATTTTGGATCGGTTAAGATATCGTCGATATAGTAGCCTTTTACCGGTCAGCTTGCTTCTTTGCAGGCTGGTCTTTTTTAAATCTAATTTGTTTCATCTGACTGCATTGCTTCGGCTTCTGGCAGTATGTGCTTTCTAAATGCCGAAATGCTCGTAATCCTTTCTTCATGTTTTCCATTACTTAATGACTCCCTTATAGTTCGTTGCTAGATAAGCACCAGGAACTTCCTTGCCATCTTTGATTGCCTTCTTGATTTCTGCCTTAACGGGCTTGCGGTCAACTTTGACCGTTTCTTTCCAATAGTCAGCCGGAATCAAACTTTCATCGCTAAATTCGACTGTTTGCGACTTGCGCTTGCTATATACATGCTTATCGGTGCGGACCTTTGCCGAACCAGAATTAGCGACGATATAGCCAACGTATTCTTGCAAGCGGTCAATACGGGCTTTTGCCTTGTCCCGTTCCTTTTTGATTTCAGCCATCTTTTCCAGCTCATGGTTGTAGATAGCTAAATCTTTTTCGGTGTCGTTAATCAGCCAGGCAATAGCGTCCAGCTTGTCGGCCAGTTCGAGCTGCAAGGCGTCGATAGTGTCCGTGTAGGACTGCTTATCGATTTCACCTTCGGCCCGTTTCTGGTCGATAGTGGCAATCGCCGTGATGATTTCAGCAGTGTTCATTCGTTTCCTCCTAATCGTGTTTCGGATCGTCTTCCGGTTCGACTTCCAGATAGTTGTCAATTAGTGCGTCTTGGTAGCCTTCCTCATAGCCAGACTGCCAAGCTTTGACTAAATCGGCTTTCGTATACGTTTCTTTCATGCTATAATCACCTTGAATTTTGTTTTTTTATCGGCATTACCGGCGATCGGTAGTGCCTTTTTTTGTCGTTGAAACAGTGATCTGCCATGCGAACATGACAATCCAGATCAAAGCGATCCAGTTTGCCCAGATTACATGGTTAGTCATTTCAGCGTAGGTAAAGCCAACGCCTAGTGCTGTCCAGATACTAGCTCTTAAAATTCCCATGTTTTGCACCTCGTTTCAGTCCTGCTTGACGTTCAAGCCTATCAACCTTGTTTGTTAGGTCTACTAGTCCAATGAAGAGAACCATTACAAGCAGGCCTAACAAAACAACTGCTACTGCCATTTGTTCACCCCCAATTGAATTCGCGGTAGTGGTCGTTGACCCAAAGACTAGCGTCGTAGGCGTAGATAATAGTTTTACGCCCTGTGCCAGGGAATGGATCGACGACAAAGCCGCCATTTTCGATATAAATCTCTGGGTAACGATCAAAGATTTCGCGCTTGACCCATGCCCGACCTTTGCCGCCTAAGCATTGTTTGCGGAACTCTTCGATGTCCCACGTTTTGCCTTTTAACGTTTCTTCTGGGACTAGCCCCAGTTTCTTAATCGATTGCTTGACGGACTGTTCAATCAGTTCATCATCAATCGCAATTTGCATTTGATCACCTCCTAGAAATAAAGCACTTCGGCTTGCTCTGATTCTCTGTTCTCGTCTTTGACATACGAAACAGAAATGAAATCCAAGTCTGCAAGCAGCACGTCAACTCGCAGCTCAAAGTCTGCTTCAGTTTCGCCTTCTAGGCGCTCGATAATTTTCTTATTCATGATTAATCCTCCGATAAAATGCTGTTTGGTTCGTAACGCTTTTTGTTCCCGTTGCTATCAATCGTATAAATTGGAATGTTGTTTTCCCGTGCAAATCTTTCAATGACGCTTTCACCAGTTCGGCGTTTGTGCCAATCACTAATAACGTTCATCGCCTTAACTGCTGCAAATAAAGCGTCGTGGTTTAAGTAGTCGAGCATGAACTCAAAGCCGCTACTGATTTTTTTGTCCCACCCGATTTCTTCTTCGATATACTTAACTACTGAAAAATAATCTTTGCAGCCCCACTTTTGACCGTCGTAGGTCTTTTCAATCGGAAACACTTGATCAAATAGGCGTGGGGTTAATGCCCCGACGGTTTCATCTAATGCACTTACCCAATTTACACGTTCTTTCCAACGCATTTCGTCAACGAAAATTGCCTCTTTTACAAGCCGATATAAAATAACCTGATTTCGAATATCTTGACTGCTACGCATATTCTGGCCTCCTATGCAATCTTGATGAATTTGTTGACAAAATAAATTTGGCCCTTGCCTGTTACCTTTGTTGTCTTGGTGATCTTTACGCTTCCATCACCAGAAACATGAGTGCCCTCTTTAATCTTGAACAACCCCATCTTCATTGCTCGTTGTGTTGGCGTGTTATAGTCAGTGCCTTTACGGCCGATTAAATAACCGTTTGCCCGCAGCCACTTGAACAGGTTGTTCGGACCCATTGCATAGGTCTTACCGTCAATCACTAACGTACTGATTCCATTTTGCTTCAGAATCTTCGCTAGTTCACCGATCAAAATTGGTGTTTCGCTTACAGAAACCGCGTCGGCGAAAATCGCCTTTGGTTTCATCTTTTCGTTGTCCGCAGCAAGCAGATTGTTTTGCTTGTGCAAGTCTTTGTTTTCGATTGTTAGTTTCAAGTTTTGGTTTTGCAGGTAGGCATAACCCCGCTTGATAACTTCTTGTGGGTCATTCCACCGGCGTTCGATTTCGATAAAGTATTTACGATAAGTTTTTCCAAGCTGTGAGTGTGTCATCATACATAACTCTTTGGCCATGTCAATAGTGATGTCATAGTCTTGAATTGGCTTTGTACCGCCGTTTGGCATGAGCGTAACTCCAGTTACACTCATAAAATCTTCGTCTTCAACGAAATCTCTAAAGTTCTGATCAACCCATTTGCTAAAACGGGTAGTTACGTTTAGTTTCTCGTGCAGTTCGCGGGCCGTAATAAGTTGCCGTCCGTTTTCTTCTTTGACGTTGATTGCTGGAACATTTTCCATAAAACACTCACTTTCTAGCTATTTTAGCTAACTCTTCTTCAAAAAAATATCCAACGAAACACCTAACGCAATGCTTGCTCGCACTGCGATATCAGTTGACATCTTCCGACTGCCATTAACAATTTGGCTTAAATAAGCTGGTGTGATGCCAATTTGTTCAGCCACATAGCCTTGCTTTAAACCACGTTTTTTAATTTCTTGGTTCAAAACATCGCCGGCGTTGTGCCGAATGATTTCTGGCATTAGATCATCTCCTCGCTGTTTTGTTTAACTTTACGGTTACTATAATGCATAAACAAAACAGCTAAGTCAATACCAAAGTTAAATTTTTTATATAATCTTTTCAAAAAAAGCGTTTAAATTTGATATTATATAGTAAAAACAGGTGGTGAATATAATGTCGGAATTCAGCGAACGTTTAACTAACCTTCGTGAAAATAAAGGTTGGTCTAAAACTTATGTAGCTAAAACTATCGGGCTATCTAGCATGCAAACTTACGCTAACTGGGAATATGGACGCACTGAGCCAGACTTTGATAACGTTTCACGTTTAGCTGACTTATTTAATGTAACGACCGACTATTTGTTGGGGCACAAAGAACCCAAAAATAAGATCACCATTCAGCAAGCGATGGACACTATCATGTCAGCAGACGGAAAAGAACCGACTGAACATGATAGAAAATTAATTGAAAGTATTATAAAGGCATACTTAGACAGCCGGGACTAGATATGGACGTTCGTAACATCGTCAAACAACTAAATATCAGTGTTCATTATGTGGATATGGAAAAGCCCGGCTATGCAACAATCAGCGCAGATAAGCAGTTAAAGTTTGTGTTCATCTCTAACCACTACCCAGCGCATGTGCAGAAAGTTACGCTTATCCACGAGCTAGAACATATCGCTAGGCAATCAGGTCAAACAGCACTTTACAATGCTACTGTTTCGGCTCGTTTTAAAATGGAAAGCGAAATAAACCGTTGCGTTGTCTATGAGCTAGTAGACGACTATATCAAGCATACCGGCATTGAACCGGAAAACATTAACTATATAGATTTCATGCAGCTTAACGATATATCAGCAGACTATGAACCGTTCGTGAAAGAAACGATCAAAAATTATAAATGGGGTAAATAATATGAGAAAAAGTATTGCTTTCTTGATAATGGCATGTGGGATTGCCTTAGCCGGTTGCAGCACTAATACAAACAAAGCGAAATCTTCAAGTTCTTCCAGTTCATCAAACGTTTCAAGATCATCATCGGTTAAGCCTGACCCTAACGCTTCTGAGCGGACTTGGACTTATAAGAACAATGTTTTTGACGCTGGCAATGAAACTTATCGCTTTACCAAGTGGGACGTTATGGATTCGGTAGATGAAGGCAAAAAGATTCTTGTCCTTTACTGTGATGTTACTAACAACTCGACAAAGGAAATGGACCCGTCAAACGTATATATGGTAGTTGGTGCCTATCAGAAAAACGAAACTTCTGACGTGCAGCTCACACCGGGAATGGCAGCATTAGATGAAAATGGGAACAATCCATTACAGCAATATGAAGACGGGTTATACAATAAGCTGCTTCCTGGAAAGACCGTTAAAGCGGTTATGACGTTCACTATCAACAACGATAAACCGGTTCGTTTGGAATTTGAAAATCCTAACTTTGAAACAATTGGAACCAAGACTTACAAAGTTAGCAAGAAATTAAGCAAAGCTGAAAGAAAGAAACTTAATCAGTCTAACTCTTCTTCATCTTCTACAACGCAAACAAACGCAGTTTCGCAAACTAAAACCGTTACTCAAAATAATGGCGGTAGCAGCACTACCCAGACTTCAAGCTCAAGCAGCAGCAATCAAACTTACACCGCTCAACCATCGCAAGGCGGTACGATTTATCAGACTGGCAACGACACTGGCAGTTTTGCAGGCGACCCAGATGTTATTGCTGACACGCAGCAAATACAAGAAAGTCTTGCCAAAGCTAATGGTTGGGAATAGCAACTTAAACAAAAATAACCCTAGCTGTTACGGCTAGGGTTTAAAAATAGACTTAAATCGAACATATGTACGAAAGGATTTACTATGGCTTCTTTTACAAAACGTAACGGCAAATGGCAAGCTCGTATAAGTTGGCACGATGAAAATGGGAAGCTGCACCAGAAAGCAAAGTCTGGGTTTGCTACCAAAGCACAAGCGAAAGACTATGCAACCAGGATGGAAAACGAGCTGATCAACGGCGTTGACATCGCAGCAGACCCAGTTTTTGCCGACTACTTTAAAATGTGGTGTGAAACTTATCGCTTGCCGAAAATATCAAAAGCAACGGCTCGCAACTATATGAGTTATTACCGAGTTATCACAAGTTATTTTGGTGAAACTAGAATCAAGCAGATCAAGCGCAACACCTATCAGCAGTTTTTAAACGACTATGGCAAAGATCACTCGTTGGGAACAATGAAAGAAATGACGTCAAAAGTTAAAGCTTGCGTTAAATCAGCTATTGCAGACGGTATCATCACTAAAGACTTTACCTATAATGCAAATATAACCTATGACAAATCGCTGACACGCAACCCTGAGTATTTATCCATCAATGAGCTTAAACGGCTTATATCAGCCCTTAATGACGATTTAAAACCAGATAACGTTAAGCCTTATATCGTTTTGACTGCTATTTATACCGGCGCAAGATTTTCAGAAATTATCGCTTTAACTTGGAAAGACGTTGACTACCTGCACCGAACGATCACGATTAATAAATCCATTGACTATAAGTACAATACCGGATTTAAACCAACCAAAAATGAAAGTTCAAACAGGACAATTCGAGTTAATAATGAGTTGCTTAAGATATTGTCGCAGCTAAAAGTTAATCAAACGCCACTTTTGTTTGCTAAAACTCCGCAATCTTTTCGCACTATTTTCATAAAAAAAGTTAACGCCTATCTTAAATCGACTATGGAACGAATCGGAATTAAAAAACGCGATTATACGTTTCATGCACTACGCCACAGCCATGTTGCGTTTCTTTTAAGTCAAGGAATCGACATTTACGCAATTAGCAAACGATTAGGGCACTCAAACATGACAACAACTAGTAATGTATATGCCTATCTAATAGATGAATATAAGCACAAACTGGACGATGAAATTGAGCGCAAATTAGCGCAATTATAGCCATCGTTGCACTAATATTGCACTGTTAAACTATAAATGCTGTTATATCAACGTTTTAACGATGTTAAATACCTTATCGATAAAGGTCAGCATAGTGTTCTATAGTTTTTTATAATGCACGAAACCGTATATTATCATAATTTAGTGATATATAACAATATATAAATATTATAACCATTGCACTTTTCGTTGCACAAAAAAACGGCCGTCATTGACGACCGCAGCCCCACTTGCGGTGGGGATAACAAATTAAAACCCAAACATCTAATATCTATATTTGGATCACACCCACATACGTGGGGATAACTATTTAAGTATATATCAGTGTAATGAAAAAGTAACCCCCGAATAGGAGCTGCTTTTTCATTTTATCCATGTTGTGAAACTATCTTTTGATAAGTTTCAAACTCTTTGACGAAAGCCAAGTCGTCAAAAGTCATGCTTTCAACACGCTCAGCGTCAAAGTTGGCATATGACACTTTCGGGTTATACTCGCCAACAATGCTTGCGGCTTCAGCAGCATAGGCCAGTTTGCCAACCAGCTGGCCTTTTGGGTTGACGATTGCGACCACTTCGCCACGATATTTAACTATGATACGGTCAAACTGGTAAAACATTTGCCATTTGTTGACAACGTTCTTTTCATCGCCACCGCCTATAACCGAAAAATATTGATTAACCAGATCAATGACCGTTTCATCGTTGATAGCTTTGTACAGCTCTTTGCCGTACATATCAGCCAACTTGTGGACTACCTCCCACTTGGCTGATTTCATTTTGTCGGGGTTAGCCCGGTAAGCTTTCAGTGTTGGGATTGACGCCCCAGACGCTTCTTGCATAGTTTCAAAGCTATACTTCTTTTCGGCGATTACCGCCTTTGCCTTTTCAAAATCGTTCATGACATTTTCCTCCTATTTGATATTTGCCAGGTCGGCAGCTACGGCGTCGACCATCTCTTGCTTGTATGGTGCAGAGTAGCGGTTAACCCGCGTGTAGTCCGCCTCAACTTCACGTGTTTTTACATTGATCCAAACTTTGATGGCCTTGACTGCACGCTGTTCAGCTGGGAAGATCTCTTCCCCGTTCCACTTGCCGTAGTGGAACATACCATCATGTTTGTAAATGTTCAGGTACAGACGATCATGATCATCTGTAGTCCAGTGGTTGTAGCCTTTGCTTTCAAGGGCCTTGATTTGCTTTTCGGATAATCCCTTAGCCATCTTCCAGGCCATCTTGAGTGCGCCAGAGATATATTCGATTGCCTTGCCACCAAATTTCTTAGCAGCTTCCCGAGCAATTTTCCAAGCGTTAGTCATGATCGTCTTCATTTTGATTACCTCCCTTTCTTTATGCTTTTATTATAACACACATAGTATATTTTACAATACTTATTTAGATATTTTATAATACTTTTTAGGTAAAATAAAAAGTCCTACACACGGCTGGTGTTAATCAAGAAGAGGACTCACCTCTTTTCTTTTTTTGATATTTTTTGGCGCCATGTGTAGGGCTTGTATTTAATTGTAGATATTATTCAAACGATCCGTATGCTTCATTGGTGCGTGCATCTCGACAGGCAACGTAGCCGTACTGGCCGTTAGCTCGTGGCTGGCGCAGATAGACAAAACCATTAGTCCGTGCCCATGCATCATACTTAACTACTGATCCGCCATAGAGTACCGCAATAACAGAACTGGAAGGCGTAGCTCCCCAGCGTAAGTGCAGGACATAACCAGAGCCTACCGTAAACTTGCCATTTTCGGCATGCCAGGTAACTCCCAAGCTGTCCCGCCAAGTAGTGCCGGCTGATGTAGACTCTGCAGCAGCTTTCTTATCTTGCTGTGGTTGTGGCTGAGTCGTGGGTTGAACCGTGCCATCCCCTTTGGCCAGCTTGTGCCAGCCGTCTGCATCAAGATAAAACTCAGAGCGGTCCATCGTATTGCCGGTGAACTGCCAGCCAGTCAGATTGGACCAAGGGGCAAACTTATACGAACTCAGGAATGCTGGCACTGCCCAGCTGTTAGCATAGGTAGGATAACCAGCCCCC